TCAGTTTATTAGGAAATATATTAATAATAACATACAAAAATTATCTGAATCATTAAATGAAGCAGATAAAGATATAACTGTAGATACGGAGTCTGGTTGGAATTTTGTTATTCCTAGTTCAAAAAGTATACGCGGACAAAAAGCTAATAATACTGCTAAAGAAAATGGAGCATTAACTGGATTGATGGTTATTGCTCGTAAACGTGGTAAAAAAGAAACTAATGATTCGAAACTGATATCAGATGTTAAAAAAATGTTTGATGACGTTGTTATCCCAGGCCAGTTTAACCCTACAACAACATTATTCGTATATATGCAAGTTGTAAATAAGCCAAAGAAAAAAGTTTGGAATGTTTGGGCAATTGATAAGAAACGTAGCGGAATTAACTCAGCAGTTCAAGAATTATTAAAACAACAAGAAAAAATATATCAGCGCCCAGCATCCGGAACTGCTATTATAGATGCATCTAAAATAGATGAAATTGATAAAATAACATTTATGAGTTATGATATGGCTAATAATTGGTTTACTTTATTAAAAAAATCTAATTTAACAACTGAATTAAGATTACCAACTTTAATTGATATAAAACAATCTCAAGACGTTGAAGATACTAGTATACCAGAATCTCAAATTGTATATTTGCAAAAACGAGACGTCAGCGGAAATATTTATAATGTTTATCGAACAAATAATGGCATATTGGGCGGCTTTGAAGATGAATATTTATTATATAAAAATATAAAAATTACATTAGTCGGTGGATTTTCTGGTAAAGCATTAATGAGTATATCTGCAACTGGTGATAACTATTTATTTACGCCGTTAGAAGGTAGTATGATAGCTAGCTATTGGGTTGGCAATGCTATGGGCGAAATGGAATTTGATGGTAAATTTATAAAAGGATTGCCAGATTTTGGTACAGTAACAATTCGCGGTTTAGGTAAAGATATTGATGGAACGTTTACCGGACGAGTTGGAGTTATATCTGATGCTGACAATTTAATATCTAGTTTGTATTTACTAGAAGGCGAAATTGAATATGGAAATGGACTTACGTTTAAAGGAAAATTTGCACCGGCGGATTCTAAAACTGCACCAAAAGGCAGTCCATTAAATGGTACATTATATAATAAACAAAAACAAATTTTAGGACAGTATATTAATGGTAAGCTTAAAACAACCGGTGATTTGACATTTCCATATGAATGGAATTCTAATGATTACGGTGTTATAACGGTATATAAATTGTATAGTAATGTATATGTACGTATTCCTAGTTTAGATGCATGGGGTGAAACTACAAAAAATAATTTTCAAGAAAATAGTTTCGATTCTAGTGTAAAAGATGTTTTTACAATAATACAAGACCCGGAACGCGTTAAAGAATTAAACAAAGAAATATTGAATATAGAACCGCCTGTAACCAATCCAAAAATTCAAGTAACTGCAACGACGTCTAATTTATATACATGGAATTCTGGAGCTAGTAGATTTAAAAAAATATATGCAAACGTACCATTAAAAAATAATAATTATGAAATTATTACTACTAAAGAAGGTAAAATTGAAGGTACGTCTACTAAAAAAACATTTTATGAAATTAAAGTCTCTGGTCAATTAGTTTATATTCTCAATACCGATGTAAAGAAAGTTTAATCAATGAAACTAAAAGATCTTTTAATAGAAGGCCAACTTACTCCAGCTGCTAAAAAATGTATAGAAGTTGTAACAAAAGAATTTGGTAGAAGTTCATTTCCAATGATTGGTACATTTAATGATAGAAACGTTGCTGGTACGTCTATAAAATCTCAACATGCATTTGGTAATGCTGTCGATTTCCATGTTCCAGATGAATTAAAATATGGTCCGGTAGAGCGCGATTCTCATAAAAAGCATCGCGTGGCAACGCCGGAAGGTAAGATTCTTGGTGATCGTGTTAAAGATTTTTTATTGCAACACGTCGACGATTTAGACATACAATTAATCATATGGTATCGAGAAGATTGGAATCGAAGTACTAATTTTCGAAAAGGTTCATATGATGGCGTACATCCGCACTACAATCACGTTCATGTTGATTTTATTCGAGGTAAACAATTATCTAGTCCAAATTATACCAATAGAAAGAATAATAAATTTTTAGTAGATTTAATTGGTGCATATTACGATATATCAACAAAAAATCCAGCTGGGTATTTTAAACAATTTTATTCATGGAATCCTTTTGCACCTGGCATTGGAGATAATGAAGAAGGCGCTGCAGCTAAATTAATAAATCGTTTTGAAACTTATAAAACTAAATTAAAACAAATAGAATCAGATACAAATACATCGCGTGAAGATTTAGAAAATATACAGCGTATACGAGAAATTATTGATATTTTATATCAAGCTATACTAGATGGTCGAAGTGAAAAATTTGATGTTGATTATTTTAAATTAGATACTGATACAAATTTATATAAACGTAAAACATTAACATTCAATTGGAATTATTTATAAAATAGTTATATGGCAAAAAATCATTTTCATAGCTCCGGAAATTCAAAGCGAGCTAATGCTTTAAAGCATGGTTATAAATCAGGTTTAGAATTATCAGTTTCTGTACAGATAAATCAAACAGAATATCCTTTGAATTACGAGACAGAAACATTAAAATATATAGTACCGGAGCGAAAAGCAAAATACACTCCAGATTTTGTTTTTACGAAACGTAATGGTGAAACAATGTATATTGAAACAAAAGGACGATGGACTACTGCTGATCGTACTAAAATGAAACATGTATTGTCGTCAAACCCGGGTATTGATATACGAATGGTATTTCAAAATCCAGGGCAAAAAATATCTAAAGGATCTCCTACTACATATGAAGCATATGCTCAAAAATTAGGTATTCACCATGTTGCAAAAAAGGATATTCCAAGTGAATGGCTTGAAGAATGTTTGAAAAAAGGTGAAGAACCAAAAATAATTAAGAAATTCTTTTGATTTACGAAAAATTTTTAATATATTGTTCATGTATTAATGAAATTTATTTTATTAATAGATTGATGAATTTATTGAATCGATCGTTAAGCCAGGAATGTAATGTATGTGCTTAACTAATATTAATTATTATATTAATTGGAATCCTTACAGAATTTTATTATTATTTAAATAATGAAGAATCTTAAGTTATTACAATTACTAGAATCAGTATTAGGTAAAGGTAAATCTACATCTGGTAATAACATTGCTTTCTTCTCTCCATTTACTTCACATTACAAACCGAAGTTAGAAATCGATATTAATACAACACACACTGGCGAAAATGCTTGGCATTGTTGGATATCAGATAAAAAAGGACGATCTATTTCTAGTTTGTTTAAGCAAATGAACTTGCCTAAACAATATCATGAACAATTAGAACGCATTGTACAATCAGCTCGTTATCGAACTCATGAAGAAACAAAACGAGAAAATGCTAGTATACAATTACCACAAGATTATATTCCATTATGGAAACCAAAGAAAACTCCTGATTATAGAAATGCCATTGCATATTTAAAAAATCGAGGAGTAACAATGTTTGATATTTTAAAATATCGAATTGGATATTGTGAATCTGGCGAATATTCTGGTAAAATAATCATACCAAGTTATGATGATACAGGCCAATTGAATTATTTTGTTAGTCGAGCTTTTTATAAGGCAGATAAACAAAAACATAAGAACCCTAAGATATCAAAAGACATCATTGGGTTTGATTTAACTATCAATTGGAATGAACCGATTATTCTTTGCGAAGGTGCATTTGATGCAATTGCAATAAAACGCAATGCAATTCCGTTATTTGGAAAAATTATACAACCAGCTTTACAAAAAAAGATTATAGAAAAACGAGTACGAGACATTTATATTTGTTTAGATGCCGACGCATTAAAGAATGCAATTCAAATTGCAGAACGATTCATGGCAGAAGGATTAAATGTACATTTCGTAGAATTGCAAGATGCTGATGCATCTGAATTAGGATTCGAACGTATTCGTGAAATATTAAATGATACGGATATTTTAACTTTTGAGGGTATTATGCAACTCAAAATGGGCATGTTATGGACATAAGACATATAGACACTAGTATTGAAAAAATTGACAAAATATTCCACATTTCAGATGTGCATATTCGTACATTGAAACGACATAAGGAATATCGTCAGGTATTTAAAAACTTATTCAATTATATTGAAACTCATGCAACAGGCAATAGTGTTGCCGTTGTGACAGGAGATATTGTACATAGTAAATTAGATATGTCCCCGGAGCTAGTTCAAATGCTTGTAGATTTTTTCAATGGGTTTACTATTCCTACCGTTGTTATTTTAGGTAATCATGATATGAACCTAAACAATATGCACCGTGTAGATGCAGTCTCGCCGGTCTTAGATGTTATCAAGAATCCTAATATACATTTTATTAAAGAGAATGGTTTATTTGAATTAGGCGGCGCTACATGGAATCATATGGCGGTTGATAAGACACCTGCAGATTATATTCGTGCAAAAGATTTTAATGCTACATATAAAATTGCTATGCACCATGGTGCAGTGAATACTGCTAAAACAGATATTGGTTATCAAATATCAAATGAACATGTTGGAATCGATTTATTTGAAGGTCATGACATTACATTATTAGGAGATATTCATAAACCAGCACAATTTTTAGATGATGCAAAGACTATAGCGTATCCAGGATCTTTAATTCAACAAAACCATGGCGAAACACTTATACATGGTATATTAGTTTGGGACTTAGAACGACGCACTGCAGATTTTGCTGAAATTGAAAATGAATATGGTTATGTAACTATTGAAACTCAAGGATCGTCTATCATTAATGCACCGGCTCGAATACCAAAACGTCCTAGGATTCGTATCAAATTTAACGGCACTAGTGCAGCAGATATGAAAAAACTTATTGCATCGATTAGAAAAAAATATGCAGTAGAAGATATCACAATTCAAAGAACAATTGGTTCAACTGAAATAGCTGCTTCATCTAGTTTAGCAATTGGCAATGTTCGAGATGTTGAATATCAAAATACATTGTTAACAGAATATATTGATAATAATTTTCCGCAAGCAACTACGCAAGAACAAGATGCAATTAGACATATTAATCGTACAATTAATTCTAAATTACCAGCAGTTGAGTCAGTACGTCACACAACATGGCATCCGATATCTTTTGAATTCGATAACATGTTTAGTTATGGCGAAGGTAATATTTTAAATTTTGAAAATCTACAAGATGTATGTGGTTTATTTGCTGCAAATACGTCGGGTAAATCATCATTGCTTGATGCAATTACATATACTATATTTGATAAATGTAGTAAAACTGGCAAAGCAAATGAAGTATTAAACAATAAAAAAGATTGGTTCCGAGGTGTATTTCGTTTTGAAATGAATGGTGTTATTTATACTATAGAACGACGAGGCACTCAAAACAAGAAAAAAGAAACACATGTAAAAGTAGATGTCGATTTTTACACTGAATCAGAAAATTTAAACGGAGAAGAGCGCAGTGAAACAAATAAAAATATTCGTCGTTATTTAGGCACATATGATGATTTTATCTTAACTGCATTTTCACTTCAAGCTGATAATAATAACTTTATTGAAAAGTCTCAAAAAGAACGTAAAGACTTATTATCACAATTTTTAGATATTACAGTATTTGAACAATTATATCAACTTGCTGCAGATGAAATCAAAGAAACTGCGGGACGTTTAAAAGAATATAAGAAAACAGATTTTGCGGAAATCATGATACAAGCAGATGCAGTAATTTCAGCAAACCAAGACACAATTCAAACATTAGAAACACAAGAAGATAAAGCTCAAGAAAATCGAAACGACTTGCAAAATCATATTGTTAAGCTTATTGAATCAAAACTACCAACTACATATGAAGGTCCAGATATCGATGTGTTAGCTCAACAAGAAACGAAACTAGTTGATAAAATCGAGACTTTACAAACTGATATCGAGACTGCAGAACAAGAAATAAGCGAGTTCAAACAACGCAATGCCGAACTTAAATTGCTAATGCAAACGCGTTACAATTTAAAAGAAATTCAAACCAATATTGAAACACACAATAATTTATTAGAAGCTCATAACGAGATTTCAATGCAAATAAAAACCCAACAAGGAGTTATTGATGCAAAAGAACAAAAAATTAAACATCTCGAAGCTCATGAATACGATCCAAATTGTAAATACTGTACATCTAACGTTTTTGTACAAGATGCAATCGAAGCCCAGGATACAATTGATTCGGATAGATCAATATTAACAGAATTAGAACGACGCTTTGATGCATTAGAAACTGATATTGAAGCAGTTTCAATTTACCAGGTGCAACGAGATGAGTTAACTTATTATTCTCAAACATACAAGGTAACTGCAACTGATATTGAACGAAAAGAACTTCGCCTTCAATTATTAGAATCTGAATTACAAACTCGAGAATCTGAATTAGAAACATGTTTGGAACGACAAGAATCATTTACAAAAAATGAAACTGCAATCAAACATAATCGGCGTATTGATCTTAAGATTGGACTATGTAAGGATGATATTGAAATGTATACGGAAGATATAAAAGAAATTCAATCGCAAATTAAATCACTCTTCGGTGCAATTGAAGTTGCAAAAACAAATCGTGGCACTGCACTTAAAAATTTAGAATCATATCAACAATTAGAAACCGAATATAAAGCATATGAATATTATTTAGCAGCAGTTCAGCGCAATGGTATTCCATATGAATTAGTTGCAAAGGCTCTTCCTAAAATTGAATCTGAAATAAACAATGTTCTCAATCAAATTGTTGAATTTAACATGGTGTTAAATACTGATGGTAAGAATATCAATGGATATATTATATACGATGAAGATAATTATTGGCCATTAGAATTAACAAGCGGAATGGAACGATTTATTTCTTCATTAGCAATACGCATTGCACTTATTAATGTTTCAGCATTACCTCGTCCCAATTTTATTGCAATCGATGAAGGATGGGGTTCATTAGATTCAGAACATATTTCTGCGGTAGTAAATTTATTTGATTATTTTAGAACTAAATTTGATTTTTCAATTATCATTTCACACGTTGACTCTATGCGTGATATGGTAGATAATTTAATTGAAGTAAACAAGACAAACGGATTCAGCCAGATCAATCATGCCTAATATTTATATAAAAGATTGTATTGTGTATGAAACGCAAAGAAGCTGTATATAAAGGTTTAGAATTTATTGATGTTTATTTTCAAGATAATACGGCAACATCGCCAGATTATTTTCAAATAACTGAGTTTCCAGCTAAATTAACTGCCGGCAAAAATTTATTTAAACTTCGAGGTCATCCAACTAATTTAAAGGTAGGTGGAGTTCTAAATTTTGAAGTTTTAGATTATAATGGAAATCCTATATATTCTGAAGTTATAAATTACATCGACGAAGATAAGAGTCGCGTCATTGCAATTTATATTTATGAAGATACTTCTCCTGGAGATTGTACAGTTACAATATTGGCAGAGGCAGCTGTTATAAATGGATTTCCGGTACCTACAGAATGGCAAGGACGAGCAAATGTTAAATGGACTCGTTCTGCACCGGTTAACCCAAACATATCAAATGTATCGGAAATTATTTTTGAACAAACACCAACGGTAACGGTTGATGAATTAATTGGAGTTCAATTAGATAGAGCATATCCGAATAATATTCAGTTTCCTACATATTCAACTGGAACTGTAAAATATTTTTCATTTAATGGTAAGCCAGCAATAGAAATACAAGGTGGTACATTTTCAAGTGATATGGCAAATGGTACGATTACTATTGCTGCTCCAAATAATCCTATTCCATTACCTAATTACGCCATATCTACAACGCCGTATGTGTCTACGATTAAAAAGATATTAAACCCAACCGTAGCACTATTAGACACGGAGTATACAGCACTTAGTAGCCAAAGTATATCAGTTCATACATACAATGAATTTGATTATTCTGCATTTTCGTTAGCATATGAACAAACCCCTACATATGTAGAAACACAAAATTCACAATCATTTGCATACATACAAGTAGCTGGATTATTC